GGTTGATTGAGGTGCAATCATAGTTGCATTATTGTTTACTGTGCCTTGTGCATTTGAGCTAGGACTTGCAACTGTAGTGTTAGCCAAAACTCTTGTAGGGCTGAGGATTAAAGCTATTGCCCAAAGGTAGCTTCTACGGTTACGGTGGTTGTTGTATTTATCGTGCGATTGATTGTAGTTATCGTGTCTAACCCTGGAGAAATTATTGTCTCTTGTAGAGAAAATGGAGATCCTTCTGAAACTATCTGCCATCTAGGAACACTCTCCAAAGAAGGGCTGGTAAATGAGAAGTTGACGTTATTAATTGTTTGAGTTGCGTCTGATTGTGGTGTTGGATTGATATAACCATTTGCATCATTGCTTTTTATATTATTCCCACTCGCAGAATATGTATAACCTGTACGGTATTGATGGCTTGTAATAGTTTCATTAATAATACTCTGGGATGTAGAATTAGTGGTTTGACTACCAGTACGAAAGGTAGGCACAACAGGATTTGCAAGGGTTCTTGCTGGTATTAATATTATTATTAGCAAAAACCATTTAGTCAATGGTGATCGTTACAGTTGTTTGTCCAATACAGCTAGTACCACTACCCCCTGCTGTGCAAGTATGTACTCCGCTAGATAAACTCGTCATGCCTAAATTTGATGCAGTTCCTCCGCTTCCTACTGTGGTTTGGCCAGACAAATGGGGTAATGCAGCAATCCCTGCCGATGGGGTGACAGCCGATGGTGTTGCATCGCCCATTGTTACTGATTCTGTAACAGAGAAAGCCGATCCTGCTGTAGTGATAGCTTTATCAGTTTGAATTAAAGCTGGAACGCCAGCAGTTAACGATCCAACATTCAATCCTCCGATGCTACCTGAACTAGTTGACCCTCCAGAAGTCACGCTAGGAGTTATATTATTACCGCTAAGACTGTACGTAGTCCCCAACTTATTAGTGACAGAATATGGCATATCTACAGTAATTTGTGCAGATGTTGTGAACTTTTGAGTTATGTCTGCGTAAGAAGCAGGACTAAAAGCTAAAAGTAAAAGTGGAACTAATTTTTTCATTTTTTGTTGTCCTTTTTGTCTACAACTTCCGCACCAAGTATCTTGATGGGTGTTTCTATTCTAATGGTTTGATAACCACCTGACTGTGTAGCTAGTAACTGTTCCACTTCCTTTTTGTTTAATGGCTTTTCATCTGGTTTATATGTGCCATCACCACGTTTTTTTGCACCCTCCAAACCGAAACTGGCAAGTGCCCCAGTAAGCAACGAAGCTGGAAAAGTGATATCTTTTGGCTCATTACTGTAGCCAGGAATTGTTATGTAATTAAGGGATACTATGAAACCACTCCATCCAACAACAACAAGCCTTACTACAACTGAAATAAAAGCTAATTGCTCTTCTTTATCTGTGATGTTTTCTTTAAGTCTTTGAAGAGGATTAGGCTTCTTCTGTTCGTCCATGTTCTTGTTTTCTGTCATAATAGGCATAGATAAATGCTTTGAAAAGTGATTGAAGTAATAGCAGCAGTAGGTGGAGCTTTACTAACAGCTTGTTTTGTTTCTGTTGGTTCTATTTCCTACAGAGGAAGACAATCAAGAGATGATCTTGTAAGAAATACAACTGCTATTGAATTACTCTCAGATAAAATTGACACTATGCACGATGATATGAGAGAAGTATTTCATAGGTTAAAAGAAGTAGAACTTGCTGTAGTAGAACTTAAACCTAGAAGATAGAAAAACCCTACTTTGGGGGAATAGGGCTTATTGACTTGTGTGAGGAGTCAAGCCAAAATTAGCAAATATATACATAATTGGAAAGTATATAACAAATCCTATGATTGCAATCCTAAGACCCATCCTTCTCACCTTTCTCAAATCTAAAGCAATTCGTCAACTTGCCTTAGATCTTGTTCGTGCCTGTGTAGAAAAAACAGACAATGATGTTGATGATAAATTATGCGATATGTTGGAACAGGCATTATTTCCAGGTAAATGAACCACAAAGAGTTTTTTGATGTTCTTGTCGGTAAACCACCAGCCGAAGTAGAACTGGAAATTGAAATCAGAAAAAGAGAAATTAGAGATATGCCTAACGCTGTCGTAAGAGAAATTTGTCTTGAACTGATAAAAGAAAATAGATTACAAGATTTTCTTATAATGGCTTCTATAGAACGTATCTCAGAAATAAATGAAAAACTTATACGCTATGAAATATCAGAACATCACAGAACAAAAAACCTTAAACAAACTAAGAAGAAAAAGTTTAAGACAAGAAAGACTTTACTCGACAGGTTTAAGACTATGTTGAGCGTGTTCAGATGACCTTCTATCATCCCATTTTACTTTGTAATAGTATTGATTAGCACCAACCTTATTTGTCTTTGCAAAAGCTTCTAAGACTGTTCCTTCGTATCGTTTATATTTACCTCCTGTGTATCCAATCGTATGGTTTCTTACGACACGATCATCAACTTGAAATCTTTGTCCTACTGTCTTGATAGGCATAATCTTATAAAACAAGGTATATTAGTTTTAAGAACATTTTAACTATGGAAAAAGCAAATAAATTAGAATTATTAGAATCCCTTCATACAGTTCTCATACAAGAATTGTTAGACAAGGTAAAAAGTGGAGAAGCAAAACCTGGTGATCTGAACGTAGCAAGACAACTGTTAAAGGATAATGGTATTGAATGTATTCCAACAGAGAAGAGTCCAATGGAAGATCTTATGTCAAACCTTCCAGACCTTGATGTAATACCTGTTTTAGAAAGATAGCCTATGAAACTTTTAGATACCTTTGCAGGTATCGGTGGCTTCTCTTACGCTGCTGAAAAACTTGTAGGTGGTTTTAAAACAACTCAGTTTATAGAAATCAACCCCTTCTGCCAAAAAATCCTTAACAAACACTGGTCACACGTTCCTATCCATGACGACATCACAACATTCACAGCTAAATCTGGAGAGTTTGACATCATTACTGGAGGATTCCCCTGCCAAGACATATCAGTTGCAGGTTTACAGAAAGGCATCACAAAAGAAACCAGATCAGGTCTCTTTTACGAACTCATCAGAGTCATACGCATGGTACGACCAAAATACGTTGTCTTGGAAAACGTGGCAGCGATCCTTAATAGAGGGTTGGACATCGTTCTCAGGGAACTTTACGAAGCAGGGTATGATGCAGAATGGGCAGTTATATCAGCAAGTTCTTTGGGAGCCTGTCATCAGAGAAGCAGATGGTGGCTCGTTGCCTACCCCCAGAGCCAATCAAGCAATGGCAGCGAACTTAGATCTTCCTTCAATAAAAAATCATCAGTATCCAAATCTGGAAACTGTGATATCCAATCTTCCTACCCCAACAGCAATGGATCATCTTCCTCAGAGAAGTTACGAGTCAATGATCAAACAAACACAAGTACACAGAAAGGGCAGAACCAATCTTGCCAATCTGAGAGAAGCAGTAAACCCTCAAGCAGTGGAGCTATTCAATCATCTACAGAGTCTCCCAACACCTTCAGCCAACGAACACAAATACAGTATGAGCAAAGAGGATCATCAATCTGGAACTTGCCTAGCAGCTATGGCAAGAAAGGATCGACTCTCAGCCCCAACTGGCAAGCCTATGAGTCTAAACCCTGCCTTCGTAGAGGAGATGATGGGCTATCCGATTGGACACACCGACTTAAAGCTCTAGGAAATAGTATTGTTCCACAGGTAGCTGCCATTCCTCTTCAACGAGTAAAAGATCTTTATGCAACCGCTTCCTGAGAAACTACAAGACTTTAGATACTTTCTAATCATAACGTGGCGTCATCTTAACCTACCTGACCCCACACCAGTTCAATTAGACATTGCTGAGTATTTACAGTATGGACCTCGTAGAAAGATCATACAAGCCTTTAGAGGTGTAGGTAAAAGTTGGATAACAAGTACCTATGTCGTGTGGAAACTACGGATGAATCCACAATTAAAGTTCCTTGTAGTCTCTGCAAGTAAGGATAGAGCAGATAACTTTTCTACATTCACCATGCGTCTTATCAATGAGATGCCAATATTAGCTCCATTACGTCCAGAAGACTCTCAAAGAAACTCAAAGATTAGTTTTGATGTTGGACCTGCATCTGCTGATCATGCCCCTTCAGTAAAGTCTCAGGGTGTCTTAGGACAGATGGCTGGTAGTAGAGCAGATGAAGTGATTGCTGATGATGTGGAAGTACCAAATAACAGCTTTACTCAACCAATGAGAGACAAATTATCAGAAGCTGTTAAAGAATTTGATGCAATACTGAAACCAAACGGTAAAATAACCTTCCTTGGAACACCACAAACAGAACAATCTTTATATCTAACACTTGAAGAAAGAGGATATACAACACGAATATGGACTGCACGTTACCCAGAACTTAAAAACAATTACGGAGATAGATTAGCTCCTAAGTTAGCTCAAAGACTATCAGAAGAGCTTGTAAAACCTAAAGATCCTGTTGACCCAGAAAGATTCTCATCAATAGATCTAATGGAACGTGAAGCGTCCTATGGTCGTTCTGGGTTCTCTTTACAGTTCATGCTAGACACTAGCCTTAGTGATCAAGACAGATACCCTCTCAAACTATCAGACCTAATCATCTCTTCAGTAAACCCTGATCATGCACCAGAAAAAGTTATATGGTCATCATCTCCCGAATATGTAATCAAAGAATTACCTTGTGTAGGGTTCAATGGAGATCATTTCTACAGACCTGCACAGCAATTTGGTGATTGGATTGAATATACAGGCTCTGTTATGTTCATTGACCCCTCTGGTAAAGGACGTGACGCAACAGGATACGCTGTAGTAAAGATGCTTAACGGTAATCTATATGTCCCAGACGCTGGTGGTCTAAACGGTGGTTATTCAGACGCTGTATTAACAACATTATCCAAGATAGCTAAGACAAATAAAGTAAATACCATTCTTGTTGAATCAAATATGGGTGGTGGTATGTTCGCAGAACTCTTAAAACCCTTTCTTCTCCGCTATCATCCCTGTGAAGTACAAGACGTACGCAACACAAAGACTAAAGAACTACGCATAATAGATACCCTTGAACCTGTAATGAACTCTCACAGGCTCATATTCGACCGTAAAGTCGTAGAAAAAGACTATAGATCCAATCCTAACGAAGCACCAGAACGTAAATTAAAACTTCAACTCTTCTATCAAATGTCTCGCATTACAAAACATAGAGGTTCTTTAGTACACGATGACATACTTGACGCTCTATCAGGTGCAGTAGCCTACTGGACTGAATACATGAACCAAGATGAAGACCGTAACATCAAATCCAGAAAGGATGAATTACTTAGAGTCCACTTAGATAACTGGGGTTCTTATCTCAACAACACCGTCACTCAAACTGCACTAGGATTGACACCTACTCAGATAAGTAATTCTAATGGAAACACTGATGGATTTATAAGCAACACTTATTAGGTACTACCTGTAGATAAATAACCCCATGAAAGGGGGGGATTATAGGGGGGGATAGCGACCATAGATTCCATAAGTAATAAAAGATCTAAAATAAGTAGATAATAGATACCAAATAAGCAGAAAATAAGCAGATATTAGTTGTTAATAGTTAATACATTAGACTATCATCCAACAGTATCCTCTCCTAAAATATATTCATAGGTACTTATACAACCTATAGGCCTCTATAAGACTCTTCTGGGCAGTCTTATAGAGGTTCTTATAGTCCCTTATAGTTAACCTTTAAGTTACCTTAGAGTTGCCTTATGGTTACTACTAAAAAGTTTTTGAAACAAAAATTTGAAGGGTTTACGCATATATACAAAAATAAAAAATCCCCCTTATATGTAGACTTTTTGTGTGGATTCTTACTATAACTACAGTCTTTTTATTGCAGTACTGTCTATGTGACAGCTCTGCAAGCTAGTCATAGATAGGGTTCTAAGATCTTTGGACAAACTTTTGGACAATTTGGACATAAAAAATAGAACATGAGGGGTATACAGGGGTCTATTGTTGCAAAGTGTTAAGATATTTGTTGTTTTATTTTATCGATGCCCACACCTTAGTAATACTGATAATCAGTACTAGTCATCTAATAGATACCTAATAGGTAGCAGTACTAGTCCCAGAACCTTTGACAATTAAATGACACTTATTAAAGATAAGTTTTACCTACCTTGTGGAAACAGAGTAGATAACGAACCTCCATCTTTTGAGGGAGTACATAATCCAAGCGAAAGATGGAACGGATGGACTACTCCTTTATTTACTTATAAGGAGTATCAAAAGATAGTTAATTATTATTCTGATGAAAAGACCAACAGTAAAGAAGATATTAAACATTTAGAAGAATTTTTTAATAAAGAAACTTCTAAATGCAAGAATCAGGATTTATATGATTTTGGTTCTTACTGTCTTTGTTGGTCTTGTGAATCAGAAGATTAACTCTTAACGAATCCTTAGAGCCTTTACAAAGGTTCTAAAGATTCCTTAAAAATCATTCAGGAAAAAATTTATCCTGAAGGAATCTATTCCCAGAACCTATTAATCAAATGGAAACGATTACAACACCTTATAGTCCAACAACATTTAAAAAATTGTTTGACTTTGGAAAGATTGACTACTACGGAAACGGCAGAAGAACCTGTTTAGTTGAAATAGAAGTTGAACTTAAAGACGGATGTTTTAGTGCTAGTGGTTCCGTATGGAATAATCTTAAGACAGATATTGTGATGGGTGGTCAATGCTTGGATAGTCTTAAAGACTACTTAGCATATGATCATACCTTTAAGACTATTTACAGAATATGGAAGCTCTACCATTTAAACGATATGCAAGCTGGAAGCCCTCAACAAACAGCTTATTTAAATACTTTAACTAGGCCAGAGGGTGCAGAGTGCTATACGTGGGAGTGTTCAAAACTAGCGGAGGTTGATCTATACATAGATAATTCTTATCTAGTAGAGGGAAAGCCTTACAAATACGGCACAAGATGGCTCAAAGCTGAACTACCACAGTCAGTAATTAAAGAGATTAGAGACCTTTAGACAATCCCTTAAAGCCTCCTCGGAGGTTTTAAAGGGTTCTCTTAATAGAGGATTCTAGTAGTTGTTTACAGCTACAAATACTGCCCAGTAACTAATTATTAATTATGAAAGCACAATTCCTTTCTCCAAAAGAACAAAAAAAATTTGATCAATTTATTAAACCTCTTATAGAGGAATATAAAAAAGAGAAAAACAATAAGAGGTCGCTTAAATGACCTCTAACAAATACGACTACGAAGCGGAACTTAAAGCCGCTAAACGTGCAGAGATCGAAAGACTATGGTTTGCAGAGGAAGCTACTAACAAGGAGCTACTGGAAGCCTATAAAGCTTTAAACATCTTTAAAGAAGGAAGCTATGTAAAACACATAGACCAAGACATTAAAGGAAAAGTAATTAGATCTAATAGTTCAGAAA